GTCTTCACTGCTGGCGACCCGGTGACCTCGGGGTTGCGTGTCGGCGATATCATCCGCTTCGGCACGCTCGCCGCGACGGCGAACAACGACCGCAATTTCGTGATCCGGTCCTTCGGTGGCACGAGCAATCGCACGGTGACGGTGTCGCCCGCGCCGACCACCGACGCGGTCGCCGACACCAGCTTCACCGTGTCGCGCCCCGGCAAGACCACCATCGTTCCGGCCTCGGGCTTCACCGCGCGCAAGTTCGGCATCGAGGAGTATCGCGAGGACTTGGATCTGTCGCGCCTCTTCACCGAATGCCGCGTGTCCGGCTATTCGATGTCGCTGCCCGCGACCGGCCTCTCGACGGTCGAGATCCCGGTCATGGGCCGCAACGCGGTGTCGCTCTCGGCGGGCAGCGCGCCCTACTTCACCGCGCCGACCGCCGCGACAACGTCCTCGGCGTGCGCCTCGGCAAATGGCCTGATCCTGTCGCCGGACGCGGGCTCGTCGCCGCTCGGCATCGTCACCGGCATCGACATCGCGCTTGATCTCGAGGCCGAGATGCAAGCGGTCATCAACCAAAACATCGCGCCCGAGATCTTCCTCGGCCGCGCGAATGTGACGGGCACGGTGTCGGCGTTCGTCGAGGATTTCGCCCTCTTCAACGCCTTCCTGAACGAGAGCGAGCTTCAGCTGATCGTGCGCGTCGATAGTGGCTCGGCGGCGAACGCCGACGCCATCTGCATCTATCTGCCGCGCGTCAAGCTCGGCGGAGCGGACATGCCGCTGTCCGGCGCGAACGGCCAGACGATCTCGCTGCCGTTCCAGGCGCTGCGCTACACCGGCAGCGCCGCCGGCAGAGACACGACCACGATCCGCATCCACGACACGGCGGCTTGAGCATGTCGCGTTTCGCTGGTCTCGGCGCGTCGGTGGACAAGCCGACGCGCTGCTATCTCTCGATCCCCGTCGCCGGTCGTCCGCCGCTGCTGTCGCGCGATGGCGATCCCGCCTACATCGACTGCCTGTCGCTCGACAGCCGCGAGGCTGGCGCGCAGCGTCGCGCATCCGCCATCGCGCGCCTCGACCGCCGCGCGGCGAAACTGACCGCCGATGACATCGAGGCCGAGCAGGTCGCGATGCTGGTGGCGCTCATCACCGGCTGGAGGCTGTACTCGCTGGCCGGCGACCCGCTTGACGTTGAGTGCGACGAAGCGGCGAAGCGGGAGTTGATGAGCGATCCGACGTTCGCGTGGGTGCGCCGCCAAGTCGAGGAGCACATCGGAGACCTGGGAAACTGGTTGAGCGCGACGGCGAGCTGATCGCCTTCGCGCATCACCGTTTCGACCTGGACTTGCCGCGCAAAGGCGGGCGCAAACGCGACCACCTGGAGAGCGTCGCGCGGCAGCTAGGACGCCGCCCTGCGGGCCTCGACGGGCCACCGTTGCCCGCGTGGGGCGAGCACATCTGGTCGGCGTGGCTGGATCTTCACCAGGGCCGTCGCATCGGCTTCAACGGTGCCGAGCCGCTGTCCTGGGCCGATCTCGACGCATGGTCGAGGCTGACCGGCGCGGAGATGCGGCCGGATGAGGTGGCACTGATCATGCGAGTGGATCGCGAGTTCTTCGCCGTGCGCGGCGAGATCGAGGGGAAGAAATGATCAACGCGCCGAAAGAGTCGATCCTTCGCGCTGGCCTCGACGCGAGCGAATACACGCGCGGCGCGCAAGAGATCGACAGGGCAAACACCGAGATCCTGGCGAGCAGCGGCCGGGTCGAGCAGTCTCAGGAGAAGATGACCCGCTCGCTGGTCTCGTCTTCGTCCAGCATGGATCGCCTCCAGGCATCGCTGGACAAGGGCTTCGCCTCGCAGCTGCGTTACGAGCAGATCGTGGATCGCGTCAACTCCGCGATGGAGCGCGGGCGCATCTCGCAGGAGCGTGGCGCGCAGATCATCAGCCTCGCGCAGCAGCGCTACATGTCGGCCGCGACGGCGACTGCGGCGATGGGGGCGGCGACTGCGGCGGCGGCGACATCGAGCAGACAATTCGGCTTCGTCGCGCAGCAGTCCGGCTATCAGCTAGGCGACTTCGCGGTTCAGGTCGCGAGCGGTCAGTCCGCGATGGTTGCGTTCATTCAGCAGGGAACACAGTTCCTCGGCATCTTCGGGACATTCGGCGCAATAGCTGGTGCCGCGCTCGCCATCGGCGGCGGCATCTACATGATGTTCGACAAGATGGCCGAGAACGCGAAAGCGGCGACAGACGAGGTCTCTTCCTTGACGGAAGAGATCAAGCGCATGAACGAGGAAAGCGCGAAACGCGGCGCGGGGCAGACGGGCATTCGCGCGAATGTGCGGCTTGAGAGCCTGATGGCCGAGCGCAATCGCCTGACCGGCATGATGCCGACAGGCGGCGGCGCTATGGCATCGGGCGAGTTTCAAGGCGTTGTCGAGGCCCAGGCGGCGGCGAGCGTCGCGGGCATCCAGTCGCAGATCGACGCCATCGACAAGCTCATCCGCGAATATGACCGGCTCGTCATCGAGCAGGAACAAGCAGACATGAGTACGGCGAACCTCAAGCGACGCGGCGAGGAGTTCGAGGAGCAGAAGAAGCGCGAGGCCGAGGCCGTCCGCGACGCCGCTCGCGCGCAGGAAGAAGCCGAACGCGCGCGCCAGCGCTTCCTCTCCGATGTCATGTCACTAGAAAACACCCTCGACCCGCTGACCGCCGCGACACGACGCTGGGCCGATCAACAGGCGCTTTTGGCCCAGGCGCTCGACGCCGCCATCATCAGCCAGGAACGCTACAACGAACTGGTCGCGATGTCGGACGAGGCGTTCCGCAAGGCCACCGAGAAGCAGACCGAATACCTGACCGGCATCGAGCGCCAGACGCGCCAGAACGAGAACCTCGCGCGCGATCTCGGCCTGTCGTTCCAGTCCGCGTTCGAGGACGCGATCCTGCGCGGTGAGAAGCTGCGCGGCGTGCTGGCCGGGATCGCGCAGGACATCGCGCGCATCATCCTGCGCCAGACGGTGACGACGCCGCTGGCATCGATGCTGATGGGTGGGCTCTCCAGCGCCTTCGGCGGTCTGATCGGCGGCGGACCAAGCGACATTCGCGGGCCTGGCGGATCGACCAGCATTCCATTCGGCGGGCCTCGCGCTCTCGGCGGGCCGGTCGAGGCGGGCAGCGCCTATCTGGTCGGGGAGCAGGGGCCGGAACTGTTCATGCCCAATGAGTCGGGCCGCATCATCCCGAACGGCCAGACCGGCGGCACCGTGGTCAACCAGACGATCCAGATCAGCGTCGGCGTCGCCCAGACCGTCCGCGCCGAGATCGCCGCGCTCATGCCGGCGATCAAGCGCCAGACCGTCGATGCGGTGGCGGACGCCAGGATGCGCGGCGGATCGTTCGCCGCCGCGATGGGAACCTGACCATGGCCATATCCTATCCGATCACCCTCCCGACATCCGGCGGCTACGCGCGCGTCGAGCTTCGCATGTCGAACGTGGTCGGTGTCTCGACCTCGCCGTTCACGCTCCAGCAGCAGCTGGTCCGGCACCAGGGCGCGCGGTGGGAAGCGGACGTCACCGTCGCCGAGATGGAGCGTCCCGCCGCCGAGGAATGGATCGCCGCGCTAGCCTCGCTGCGCGGGGCCTGGGGCACGTTCCGCCTGGCAGATCCCGGTGGCGCGACGCCGCGTGGCACATGGGCCGGAACGCCATTGGTCAAAGGCGCGGGTCAGACCGGCGAGACGCTGCTGGTCGATGGCTTCTCGGCGGGCGCGACGGTCAAGGCTGGCGATTATTTCCAGGTCGGTGATCGGCTCTACAAGGTGCTCGTCGATGCGACCGAGAGCAGCGGCGAAATCACGCTCGACATCTGGCCGCGCTTGCGTGAGAGCCCAGCCGACAACGCCGTCATCACGACATCGAGCGCCAAGGGCTTGTTCCGCCTCGCGTCGAACACGCAGGGCTGGGCTCTTCAGGGCGCGGGGCTGCGCTACACGCTCGCCTTCGGCGCGGTCGAGGCGATCTGATGTCCCGCGACCTCACCGCATCCGTCATCACGCAGCTACAGGCCGCGTCCGTCGAGGTCGGCATCCTGTTCGAAGGCGAGTTCGCGAGCGGCTGGGTCCGGCTCTGGAGCGGCATCGGGAGCCTGTCCTGGGACGGGAAAACATGGTCCGGCGTCGGCACGCTCCTCGGCATCTCGGCCATTGACGAAACGAACGAGATCCGCGCCTCGGGGCTGACGGTGTCGCTGTCCGGAGTGCCTTCCGATCTGCTCGCTGCCGCGCTCGGTGACGCGCGATCGGGCAAGACCGGAAGGGTCTACCTCGCGTTCTTCAGCGGCGGCGCAGTCGTGGCCGATCCGGTGCTGCAATTTGAGGGAAGGCTCGACGTCCCGGCGATTGAGGATGGCGAGGACACCGCCACCATCGCGATCTCCTACGAAAGCGAACTGATCGACCTGGAGCGCGCCCGCGAACGCCGCTACACGCCCGAGGATCAGGCGATAGATTACCCCGGCGACCTAGGTTTCGCGTATGTTGCAAGCCTCCAGGACGCGCAGATCACATGGGGCCGCTGATGATCGTTCGCCGCGAAGATTGGGCATCGAGGCTCGCCGCTGCGTTTGAGGACGCTCGCGACAAGCCGTTCCAGTGGGGCGTTCACGACTGCGGCTTGTTCGCTGGCGACTGCGTTCGCGCGATGACGGACGTCGATCCCGTCGCGCTCTATCGCGGCCAATACACCGACGAGGAAGGCGCGCGCGCCACCATGCTCGCGCTATCCGGCGGCGGGCTGCGTGCGGTGTGGAGCAAGGTGTTGGGCCCGGCGATGAACAACGTCCTCATGGCGAAGCGCGGCGACGTCGTGCTGGTCACGACGGACTACGGCGAGACCGAGGCCACCGGGATCGTGGCAGGAGCGCGCGTGGCGTGCCTTAGCCAGTCGGGGCTACTGATGCTGCCGTCGCGCTGCATCGTCGCTGCCTGGGGCGTCTGATGCCGTTTGTTGGGGCCGCCGTCGCCGCTGCACTTGGCCTGACAGGAACGGTCGCGACGGTTGTGGCATTTGCCGTCAACATCGTGGCCTCGATCACGATTTCCGCGCTGGCCGGATCGATCTTCCGCCCGAAGCTTCCGAAACTCTCCGACCCCTTCGCCGGCGCGCAGCGCACGCAGACCGTGCGCGAGCCGATCACGCCGTGGCGCGTGGTCTACGGCCAGGTGCGGACCGGCGGCGCGATCACGTTCCTCCACACCACCGACAGCAATTCCAAGCTGCACCTGATCATCACGCTCGCCGGTCATGAGTGCGAGGAAATCGGCGACATCTATTTCGATGACGAGGTCGTCCCGCTCGACGGCTCGGGCAACGCGACCGGGAAATACGCGGGCTTCGTGCGCATTCAGAAGAAGCTCGGCACCGATGGGCAAACAGCCTTCGCGGACCTGATCACCGAAGCATCGGACAAGTGGACCGCCGATCACCGGCAGCGTGGCCGCGCGTGCATCTATGTTCGCTTGACGCACAATTCCGACCTGTTCGCGTCCGGCATCCCAAACGTCACCGCCATCGTGAAGGGCAAGAAGGTCTACGACCCTCGGACCAGCACGACCGCATGGAGCGCGAATGCGGCGCTCTGCCTGGCCGATTATCTCACCGACCCGATACGCGGCCTGGGCGTGGACTACGCCACGCGCATCGATGAAGCCGACCTGATCGCCGCCGCGAACATCTGCGACGAGAACGTGACGCTGGCGGCGGGCGGCACCGAAGACCGCTACACGATGAACGGTACGTTCGACACGTCTCAGAGGCCGAGAGACATCATCGCATCGATGACCGGCGCTATGGCCGGTCGCGCGTCGCTGGTCGGCGGGACATGGTCGATTTTCGCGGGCGCATACACCGCGCCGACTATCACGCTGACCGAGGCCGATCTGCGCGGGCCGATCCGCGTCTCGTCGCGGCTGAGCCGCCGGGATCTGGCGAACGGCGTCAAGGGAACCTTCGTCAGCCCCGACAATAAGTGGCAAGCGAGCGATTTCCCGCCGGTCACGAGCGCGACCTATGTCAGCGACGACGGCGGCGAGAAGCTTTGGCGCGATATCGATCTCCCATTCACGACCTCGGCGGCGACCGCGCAGCGCATCGCGCGCATCGAGCTACGCAAGGCGCGGCAGCAGATCAGCGTTCAGCTGGCGGCGAAGCTGACGGCGTATCGGCTGGTGCCTGGCGATGTCGTCGGCATCACCAATGCGCGCATGGGCTGGACCGCGAAGCCATTTGAGGTCACCGGTCTTCGCTTCGTCACCGATGGCGACGGTAGCCTCGGCGTCGATCTCGATCTGCGGGAGACCGCATCGACCGTCTACGATTGGACGGC